TGGACAAGCCGCAATCATCACTGGCGGCGGTGGCGGCGGCGGTGCGGGTAGTGCTGGCGCTGGCACAGATGGTGGCGACGGCGACTTATTGAACCTTGACTCTGGTGGCGCGGGAGGCAACGGAGGAGGCACGGATGTTCCATGGCAAGCAGGTGGAGGGGATGGTGGAACGGGTGCCGGTAACTTGAATTCTGCAACGGCCAGCACAATTCCGGGCGGTGGTGGTGGTGGAGCATCTACGTTATTCGCTGCAACGGGTGGCTCCATTGGCTTGGTGGCTGTAACTTATGACGAACCCTTGACGTGATATTCATGCAACAAGAAATCAGAACCAACATTGATACGGTCATCTCGGCGGAAGCAGTCATGCACATTGACAACCCCGACTTATCCATTGAGGAGGCAGTGAATATCCTCGGGAGTCAAGGGAATGAAATTCTTAAAGTGGAGGGGCGCAACATCACGGTCCTCAACACGAAGACCCACCCCACGGAGGCGGTTTGGGTTTGTGATTACTGTCCCACGTACTCTAAGAGCAGGGAAAAGGTTGAACTACACGAAAAAGAATGTTGCAAAATAATGACGGAGGAAAATTAAGTGGCCTCTATCGTGGTTAACCGTGGCTTGCAAGTCATCGGTGGACGCGCCAGCAGCACGGCGGATTCCTTCGCGGCTATTCAATCCCTAAGCGTGGACGATAGCAGTAACGCGTTCGCGGCAGGTGACACGGCCTTGAATAGTGGCGGTGCGGTTAGTAATGAAGCCGACGCCGATTTTGACGCCACGCCCACTCGTTCATCTCAAACCGTGACTCACGTCGCCACTTTCGGGACGGGAGTCGCTAACTTCACGATTCGCCGCGTGGCCCTTCATAATGCGGCGGCGGCTAGCGTGTCTGCATCTTCAACGACTTTGGTTGCGGGAATTGATGGACAGTCACTCACTAAGACCAGTGATTTCTCCATGACGTTCACTGTGACCGTGGAATACTCTGACAATAGTTAAATGACTGTCCTCGTGGGTCAAGTTGAACCAGTCACGCGTCGTTGGCGCACCGCGCTCGGTGGCGTCATCGTGTCGGGATCCGCAGCGTTCCAGGTCCGCGTGACGGATGACGGTGATGAGTACTTGTGGCTGCAAAGTGACGGAACCCTAGCCAGTGCCTCGTATGATTTCACCATGACTTATGATGCTACGCACCAGGAGTGGCGTGGCACTTACGAAGTTAGTGAAGCCCTCAGTGGCTACCAAGTTCAGGAAGTCGCGGAACACAGTCAGTATGGGCGCTTGTCGTGTCCTCCTTACGATGTCCGGGAATCCACGATTGATGACCTCGCAGAATCCCTCTCCGAGAGTACACGGAGGGGCAGTTTCGTTGGCCGTAGTCCTGTGGAAGCGATTAAGTGAAGAACGCACACCTTCATAACCTTCAACGCGGAGTGATGATTTAGCATGGCGGACAGCATCATTAGTGACTTGCCGGAAGACACTGCGCCAACCCAATCAGATATTGTTCCATTCACGGATGTCAGTGGAACGCCGACGACGGAGAAGACGACGTGCAGTAACTTGACGAAGGCCCTCAACGTTGCAGCACTCCCTTCCGCGACGGTGGCTACTGGGGATCTCGTCATGGTCAGTGACGTGGATGATTCGAACACCGTGAAACAAGTGACGGCCCAATCTATTGCGGACCTAGCCGGGGTGAGTGGAGCGATTACGGCGGGAACCATTTTCCTTCCCGCTGAAGCCTTCGTCATTCCTTCCAGTGGTGGGGCGACTCAGCAACAAGTGTCGGGGTCGAATTACGATTACATCCAAATCGCTTTCGCTGACGCCGCCACGGAATCGGCTGATGCTAAGATTGTCATGCCCGAGGATTGGGATGCAGGGACCTTGACTGCCACCGTCATTTGGAGTACGAATACAGCGGTTGATACGGAGACTGCTTCCTGGCAACTGGAAGGAGACCGCGTTGAAGCCGGTGCCGTCGTTGATGGGGCATTGACTACCATGGCCTCCGTGGATTCGGATGCTGATGGCGTTGCTGATGCCTGGGTTTACGAGGACTTCGGCACCATCACGAAACCCACCGACCTCGCCGCTGGCGACGTACTATTCCTTCGATTGTCCCGACTTGGCAGTGGTGGGAATGATGACTTGACGGATGACGCGGACTTCCATGGCCTCCGCATCGAGTACACGAGGGCCACAGCATAATGCGCCGCCCACCGGAAATCAAACCCGACAACCTAGTCCGTTACTACCCCATGGGTCAATCCCCGGCCACGGACCTTGGACCGAACGGTTTTGACTTGACCGCCGTTGGAACCCCCTCCACTATTCAGGGACGCATTGATGAAGCCGTGGATTTTGACGGCTCCACTGACGCGTACAAAGATGCCTTGGAGGCTGCGGATAAGGTTCAAGCCTTAACTTACGCCGCATGGATTTACCCTGATGTATTGTCTGGGGTTCAAGAACTCATTAATGGCAACCCGGAAGGTGCGGGAGGCGATGGTCGTGGGTACAGGTTGAGCCTTAACGGTTCTAATGTATCTGCATCCAAGGGTGAAGGTACGGGTTCCTTCGTTTCCCTAGTGGGTGCGGGGACATTATCCACTGGTGGATGGGTTCACGTCGCCTCCACGTTTGACAATTCCGTTGGAATGAAGGTGTTCGTTAATGGCGTTGAGGATGGGAGTAACGCTGATACGACCAACATTGAGTGGACTGATTCCGGTGTGGGTCCTTCGCCGGGCCAATTCTACTTGAGTGGCGCTAGGGACAATAGTGCCGGAACGGATCCAAACCTGAGTTTCTTCAATGGCCGCATCTGTGAAACCCGTGCATATGATGTGGCTTTGACTGCCGGTGAAATTCGTGCCCTCATGCAGACAACTCGACAACAGGTGATGTACGCATGAGTCGCGTGCAGTGCTTGTCCTGTGAGGACATCGTGGAATCCACAGAGAATGGAGTCGCTTCTGACCCTTGCACTTGTGGGGGCATACGGGCTGTGGGTTGTGTTCAAGGGGCTACTGTCCGTGCCGCGCCTACGGCGTCGTATGAGGTTCTGTGATTCCTGCAACCAATCCCCTTAAGTTATCCGTCACGGAGTACGAACCGTAACCATGAGCAGCGATCCAGGCGGCTTGTACTCCTTCGACTTCATCATTAGCACCCGGTACAGTCTCGGTCAAGAAGACGCTAGACTCGTGTGGGTGCAACGCGACATTACTCCCCCGCATACCATTGTGACTGCTGATAGTATCACGGTGGCTTTGTTTGACCCGAGTGGGGTGCAACGGGATTTCACTGACACGGCGAACACTAGCGCCGTGGATATTGCTCCTTCGCAGGATGCGACGGGTAGCGTGACGGGTACGGCTCTCGCGTACTATGTGGACATCGCGGAAATCAATGCGTCCGGTGAATCTGGGTACTGGTGTCTCCGCGTTACCTCCGAGTACGAGGACACTCCAAGCGTGGATTACATTGGGTTCTACGTCACGGCTGGCGGCAGCACTCCCGGTAGCCCGGAGGAAGAAGGCTGCATTTACGGCGACACCACTCACATCGAGAATAGTTGCGGCGTGACTGCTACGGACCTCGGCATGACCACTGGTGCCTTCAGTGCGTTCATTGAGGAGATTCAGGAACGTGCTGCGGGAATCATTCACGCTTACACTCACCGAGACTTCTGTCATCACACGAATGAAGTTGAACGCATCGATGGCAATAACACGGATTGCATCCGGCTTCGTGGGTACCCGGTGACGAGTATCGTTGAAGTCACGGAGGATGATACAACGGTTTCGACGGCGGATTACCGTGTGAAGAAGGAAGACCTCTTGGCTCAGGACGGTGGCGTCCTTGAAAGGCGTCCTCCGAATTACTGGTTCAGGGGCTGGAATCGTTACCGCGTCACGTATGACTGGGGTTACACGACTCCTCCTGGTGCAGTGACCGCCGTCGCGGAGAGTCTGTCCTGTGAGGCTTTGCAAGCCGCTAAGAACAACCCCAAAGCAGGGGGACTCAGTGGGTGGTCAATGGATGGCTTCAGCGTCAGCCTCCTCACAGACGCCATGAGTGGCATCCGACTCAGTACTGAACACAAGGAAGCCCTCAAATCGCTTCGTTCCCTGTTGGTGGCTTAACATGATTGACCCGGACAGCACCGTTTCTGCTCTCGGGGAAACCCTCACAGGGTACCGAATCATCAGTGAATCCTACAATGACTGGGATGAGTACGATGAATCGGGGTCCACGTGGGAATCCTATGAAGTGGAAGCCGTCGTGTCCCGTCCTGGTGAATCGGAGGCCATCCTGTTTCAGGGTCAAGAAGTGCGCCTCGGACTCCGTTTGACGGTGCCTAGTGGTACGGATATTGAAGCAGATCGCGCCGGTCGCCCTGACCAAATCCTTCGCGGCACTCGATTGTACGCCGTCGCGAACGTTCACGATGACCGCCACCCGTGGACTGGTTGCAGTAAATTAACTGTGGACTTGGTACAGTACCCAGGTCGTGATTCCCCTGCCACCTGACGGTATCACTACGGATGTGGAGGAACTAGGGGACATCGACTTCCAGTCCGTGATGAATGAAGTGGTGGAACGCGCCGCTATTAGGGGGCAAGTGGAGTGGCAGAAGAACCTGAACAGTGGAACCGGAGCCAGTGGCCAAGGCAGGGGTAAGCCGTGGCGGAACACGGGCCAAACCATTCAAAGCATCCACGTTGAGAAGATTAGTGAAGGGGAGTACATGGTGGGTAGTAACTTGATTAGTGCTGCCGTCGCAGAGTACGGACGCCGCCCAGGACTCCCACCTCCCCCGTTTGACGTCATCGCGCAATGGGTTCACGAGAAAGGCATCAGTAAACGAGGCGATGATGACTTCGAGGGAATCGTGAACGCTATCCGTTTCAGTATTGGAGAGAACGGCATTGAGGGTTTTGAACCCGCGAAGCAAGCCGCCATCCGAAGCGAAGAACAGTACAAGCGGGAAGCGAGTCAGGACGTCGGCGGAACCATTGACCGCGACTCATAGAAACGGTGCCATTAAGTGTCCATGGAGTGAGTCCTCGTTGCCCACTCGAATAACGGTGCGGCGGGGACCCAATGCCGGTCAATACAGTCATTGATACTGCTGAACTCAGCAAAACCATTCTATTCCTCATCCGGGACGGCCTCCGCACGGCGGCTTCCGGCGCGGCCCCCCTCACCGATCCCAACGCCGCTAAACGTAGCGCGGCGGGTGGCGCTCCTTTTATCATGACGAGTTTCCCGTCTAAGCGCACGTATTACCCTCACGTCATCGTGGAGGAAAGCGTGGACACGGGTAGCCGCATTGACCGCCGACAATCCATCCATGAGCATCGTTTCGGTGTGAACCTGGACATTGTGGCGGAATCCAGCACCCACGTTAAAGTCATCCGGGATCAAGTGCGTCACTGGTTCGAGGATAATATTGCTGCCTTGCAGGATGCGGGTTGGCATGACGTTGACTTCACTGGCTCCGTTAGTCCTTCTTGGGACACTGGGAGCAGCATCCATTCTATTCGCTTGTCAATCGAAGGAACCTTGTACTCTAGTAGCACGTGATGAATCATGCCCGTTGAACGTTACCTCCAAGCCAGCCGTGGCCAAGTCTCCTGGGGAGATGAATCCACAACTTACGAAGTCGCAGCCACCACCACGAATTGGTTTGGCTTGACGAATGAGGATATTACTCCTCCCATGCCGAATCCGTACACTCCTCTTAGTAGTGGTGGGACTCGTCGTGGTCCTCACGCGCTTAGTGCTGATGAGAAGGAGTACTCGTTTGATGTTCCTTTCCTCGTCGTGGATGAGAACGCTCCATTCCACGTTGCTCTTGGTGCGGTGGCTAGTCAAGCCGTTGACCCGGACTTGACTCCTGCCTCCGGTGATGAGTACACTGAGTACTTGTTCACTGAAGAGGACCGCCTCCCCACTTTGACGGTGGCTCATGCTCAACGTGACGCTGGCCTCCTCACAAAGTACATTGGCTGCAAAGCATCTCTCAACTTGACTTGCTCTAAAGGGGAACACCTCAAAGCCACCCTCTCCTTCATGGGCGTCAGTTACGACGTAGATACGTCCCCTGGCTCCTACGATGACATCAGTGGAATCCCGGACACGACTCCGTTCCGGTTCACTCACCTCCAAGAAGTCCCCATCACGCTCACCGCTGACGGTGACGAAGGCAGTGAAGGCGACAGCGTGAAAGACCTCTGCACCATTGACTCCTTCGACATTGGATGGGACAATGGCTTGGAAGCCGTCCATCACTGCGGCGGACGTGACGCTTACAGCATCGTTGAAGGCGAATCCGCTAACAAGTACAGTGTCACCCTCGGCGTCACCGTCACGGACCTTGACTTGTACCTCCGCGCCGCTGAGGACAAGGAACGCGTGGACATCTCCATTCCCCTCGTCCGTGAAACCGGCACCAATGACACTCCCATTGACGCCTTGTACATTCACTTGTACGATTGCGTCATCACGGATGCTCCCGTGCCCCTCCCGGCCCAGGGACGCCTCCAAGCGGACATTACGGTTCAACCCCGGAACACGGAAATCGAAATCCGTGTCCCCGCCTAAACAAGGGCGGCCTTTTCCTTAATCGCCCCTAGGTGAAGCAAATGAGCAACAGCACCGAACTAGAGCAAAGCATTGACACAGCCCCCTCCATTTCTTGGGGGGAAGCGCAAAAGAAATTCCAGGAACTCGCGGAATCCACTAAGAATGTCACGTTCAACGTTGGCACCAAGGACTCCCCGGTTCCCCTCACATTCAAAGTGAAAAGCCTCTCCCAACGGGAGAAGGACAAAGTGGATGATGCAGCCACGAAAGGCATGTCGGGTCGCGGTGGTGAAGTCAAACCCAACATTGGAGCCGCCAAGAACGCCCTCATCAAGTACGGCGTCACTGAAGGCCCCCAGGGATGGACCGGCTCGGACACCGACATTGCCACCCTCCCCGCTGACCTCCGTGACGAACTCGCGGAATCCGTGAACACATTCAGCAACCTGGACGAGGACACCCGTATCGGGTTTCTTTGAATGGGGACAAGGGTCCCGTCTAGGATTCACTGGACGGGATCAACGCACCGTGGAGGAGGTTTTATTGATGGATGAGTGGGGCGCGATGGATTACCGTTTGCTTCCCGCTTGGAAGTTTGAATCCCTCTTGCAAGTTGCACTGGGTAGGAATAAGAAACGGGAGCAGGATAATCGGAAGGCTGAACAAGACGCTAAGAAGATGAAGAGGTAACGATGGCCGGGGAAGTTGTTCGCACAGTTGCGATTCGTTATGCTAGCGTGGGCGCTTCCACGGTTCAACAGGATTATAATCGGGTGCAGACGGGTTTGACTCGTACTGGTAACGTTGCGAAGCGTTCGACGGATGCGACGAATCGTTGGATGAAGGCGAATAAGACGGCTATGCTTGCTGTGGCTGGTGTGACGGCGGGTTTCATGGCGACTCTCTTGGCGGCTAGTCCTACGGCTAACGCGATTCTTGGCGGGTTGCGTGGCGCGTTCGGCTTACTCGCGGAGAGTATCATTCAAGCGTTCCTTGGACCGAAGGGTGCGGGAGTGATTATTGAGTGGGGTTTCAAAGTCGTTGAAGCCTTCACTGCTCTTAGCCCTGCCATGAAGTCCTTCATTGCTATTGCCATCGTGACGGCGGGTGCCGTTGGCATCTTGACTGCTGCCGTGTTCGCTTTCGGTGTCGTCATTAACACGGTGGGTTGGCCTATCCTCATCATTGTGGCGGCTCTAGCAGCCCTAGCAGCCGGTGTCAGTCTTCTCGTGATGGCTTGGCGTGGTAACTGGTTCGGCATCCGTGACGTCGTAATTGGAGCCATTGACGCCATCAGGCCCATGCTTGAACAATTCATGCCACGCATCCAAGCCATTTGGATGAAAGTCCTCCTCATCCTGAAAGCCTTCTGGGCACAGTGGGGTGATGAAATCATGGCCGTCGTGGCGTTCTTCACCACTTACGTCTTGAATCACATGGCGGGAATGTTCGACACGCTCCTAACCGTACTGGAAGTGTTCCTAGCAGTGATGACTGGTGACTGGGAAGGTGCTTGGGACGCGATTAGGGGTTACATGATTCGGACGACTCAACGCATCATGAACGTCTTCTGGGCGTTCAAGGGAGCGTTTGACGCGGTGTGGCAAGCCATCGTGGATGTTGGAACCGCCATGGCTCAAGCCGTCGCGGGAATCATCCTCACCGTTCGGAACACGGTTCAAGGATTCATTGACTCCGCTACTCAATGGGGGCGTGACTTGCTCACGAACTTCTTGGCTGGATTGAAAACCATGCGTGGACGCATCAAGAAATTCTTCGAGGACCTACTAGCGCCCATCACTTTTGACATCGCGGCGAATGACCGCATGGCTCAACGGTGGGGCAGTGACCTTGCCAAGCATTTCAGTAAAGGCGTGAACACGTTGACCCTCGCCAATGGCGGCACTCAGGGCGTTGCTAGTCCCATCGGTAGCCCCATGGCTTCTGGTGGAGTCACGCAGTCCCGCACCAGCATCGTCATTGAACGAGGCGCGTTCACATTCACTGGCAGCGAAAGCGCCAACGACCCCTTCGCCCAGGAAGCACTCGTTGAACAAGTTGCACGGGCGTTGGACAGTCGCTTCAAACAGAGGGGTGTCTAATGGCTTACGACAGTGTACGACTCGAAAACGACGGGGTTGTAGTGGCGTATCTAGCACCGAATTTCCAAGTGGATTCCGTCGTCAAGAATGACGTCCTCACGTTCACGGTGCCTGGGCAGACAACTCGCGCCTTCGATCACCTCACAATCAAGAAGGAACTCACTGTTCAAGGCACGTTCCTCGATAGTGACGATATGCCAGCGGACCAGAAAGCCGCAGTGGAAGCCTTGTTCGGTGGACCCGCCACGGCAGCAGACCAAGTGAACCGCATCGAGTACTACATGAGGAGCGTGGGGGGAGCCTTCGATTTCTACAATCAGGATGATGAATACACGGCCACCACCACGGCAGGAGTTGACATTGAGAACGGCGTGTTCCCTCAAGTGTTCATCACTGAGATGCGCCCCATCATCGTCGGGGGAATCACTCGTCGCTCCTGGGTCCTGAAATTCACGGAAGCCATCAACGCTGTTGGAGAACAATAGGTATGCGTCTAGCGTGGCGCGTCATCAATGACTCGAATGACGTCATTTACGAAGACACTCTCCTAGGAGTGGAAGTCGTTGACGCCTTCAATCGCCACGCTCGTCACGCCACAGTGTCCTTGATGGACCGAACCGGGAACTTGAACATTCAATTCCCCGAACTGACTCCTCTCCGGTTGCAGTACAATTTGGATCCGACGCAAGTGAATTACTTGCTCCAAGAGAACGGGGACCGGTTACTTCAAGAGAACGGGGACGGCATCCTCCTTGACGACCAAGGATGGGTTACGAGGTTCGGTGGATTCGTCGTGAATCCCCAACGCGACGACAATCATCTAGTCCTTGACGTCCTCAGTCATGATTACTGGCTACGGAAACGGGAAGTATTCGCGTCCTACGAGGCGAGTTATGTCAGTGAAATCCTTGAGGACTTGATTGACGACTTGACTCCTCTCACCTGGGAGCCTAGTATTGTCTTGTTGCCGGATGACGCCCAGATTACGCGTCGTTGGCACGGGGAGAACTTGGACGTTGTACTCCGGGAACTCGCAAGCATCAGCGGCGAATACGAGTACGGCGCGAACAACAACCAGGAATTCTTCTTCAGGCCACGGAACTTGACCACGGCACCAACTGGTTTCCAGGTGGGCACTTACGTTGAATCCGAATTCGATGACGACTTCACGCAGGAAGCGAACCGGGTCCGCATCTTCTACGGTGAAGGCGATGACCGGGGGAGCATCGTTGTCCAGGACGTTGGGAGGCAACTGGATTTGCAGAACCGCATTGGTTCGGCGGGTCCCGTCGTCGTGGAAGTTGATGCTCATTACCCTGAAATCGTTACGGAAGCCGCTGCTGAGGAGAAAGCGTACAGCATCTTGAACCAGAAGGAGCAGTTGTTGAAGGGGACAATTACGACTTGGGGAAGGTTGACGACGTTCCCTGGTATGTCTGCTGGCGTCGTTGACCCCGAGGTGGGCGTGAGTGGTTCGTTCCGTGTTGCTGAGATTCGTTACAAGTGGCCCTCCTACCCCCCCACGAGGGTCTTGGTGGCGGAGGACCGGGATGACATCACGGACATCCTAGTGAATCTCTCCGATGACGTTGTGCGCGTGGACGTTCGGGACGCTGACCCTGACGCTGTAAGGACGGATGTCGTGGACATCAATATCCCTGTTCAAGTGTCCTATGAAGTCCTCGTGGAACGCTTGGACCTCGCACCGGATAAATTCCTATTCGGCAAGTGGGGGGGCCACACTGGACGCATCGCCGTGGGTGGCGGTGAACTTGGGTGGCCTTATGAAGCACCAGTTACAGTGCTTGATACAACGACGGAGTGAACATGGCAACGAATAAACTTGCAACCACCACGAACCTAGACCGCATCGCTCAAGCCCTCAGCGGCGTTTACACGGCCATCGTGGCGGGTAGTGGTACGACGCCCCCCGCTGAATCCGATGCCGCCCTAGAGACTGAGGTGGTCAGTAAGGCCGCCACGGAATCCTTCCCGGTTTCCGGCTCCATTCGAATCACGGCCACAATCCCTGTGTCGGAAGGCAACGGAACGGAATTCACTGAAGTTGGCTTTGAGGATGATAACGCGGATCTCGCCACTCGCGCCGTCCATGCAACCATTGACAAAACCAGTGACTTCGCCCTCCGTTACAACATCACTCAGAAACACATGAACCCGGAGACTTAATCATGCCTCGAAACGTAATTGATGGAGAACCCCTTTTCGGGAATGAATTCACGGGTATTCACCGTGCCGCGCTCGGGGATTACGTTGTCAGTGGAGCCGCTGTCAGTGTCCAAGGCGGTGCAAGCCTCACCCTTGATGTTGCAGCGTCCACTTACCGCATCGGTGAAGTGGAGTACACTTACGATGCCACGTTTGAAGTCCTCGATGCGGGAGGCGCGTTTGACCGCATTGACACGGTAAGCATTGATGAGAACGGGTACGTCACCATCACGAAGGGAACCACGGCGGACGTGGCCCCTCCAATTCCTGATGGGGAAGTGTTCCTTGCATTGGCTCAAGTGGATGCCAGTGCCGCCAGCATCACGGACGCGGAACTCATTGACGGACGCGTCCTCAGTGACCTCGTGAACCCGGAGAACATTGACGGCACCGACATCACCCTGAACCAAACTCACAACCAGGATGTCTTGTTCCTCACTGGAACCAGTACCGTCACCCTGGACGGGAGCCAAGTGAATGATGGATTCACGTGCAGCATCGTCAATGATGGCACCGGAGTCATTTCCTTCACGTCCTCGGACACTCTCCGCAGTGAAGCCAGCCTCACCGACTTGACGGTCCAGTACACTAACGCGTTCGTCATCTGGAAAGAAGTGGACAGTGCTTGGTACTTGTTTGGGGCTTTGACGTAATGTGGGTTACTAAATCGGTTTTCAATGGGCCGGCCAGCATCAAGTACAGGTCTCCGACTCATTTGTATTGGCCGAATGAAACCCCGATGAGTGCGAACGTTGGTATCGCTTATTATGACGTTGGGAACACTAACCTTGTGTTCGCGTTCAGTGATGACTCGGGTAGTACTTGGAGTACCGCCCTCGTGGATAGTGGCGGGGACGCAGGGGATTACTGTGAACTCGTCTTCATCACCACGAACACGTGGGGCATCATTTACTATGACCGCACGGCTGATGATTGGAACTTCGCCGTCAGTACGGATAATGGGGATAACTGGACTGTGTACGTCGTGGATTCCACGGGTGGAACAGTTGGCACGGCGGCTGGCCTGAGTGAACTTTCTTCCGTTGCCGCCGTTGACACTGAAACCCTTGTCTGCACTTACTTCCGTGGCAGTGGCTCCGGTAATGACTTGTACTTCGGGAAAAGCACGGACCAAGGCCAAACATGGAGTACGAGTCTCCTTGAATCCACGGATGTTCTCCGACACAATGATATTCAAGTCGTTGACGAGGACACGTACATTCTCACGTACTACAATTCCACTTCCACTCAACTAGAGTTCAGGAAAACCACGAATGGAGGAACCACGTGGGGCAGCGCAGTCACCGTTGACACTGGTGGAACCATTGGGGAGAACACGAGTCTTGCCGTCGTGGATGCTGATACGTACATCGTGATTTACTGGGATCAAACCAACGATGACCTCCTGTTCAGTAAGACGACGAATGGTGGGACGACTTGGAGTAGTCCCGTGACGATTGACGCTAACGTTAGCCTCGCGGGTTCCAGTGCGTTTGCTTACGGTGGGTGGGCCATTGAAGTTGAAGACGCTGACACTTACGTTGTTAGTTACATGAGTCGCGTCGGAACTGAAGGTATTCGTTTTGCTAAGACAACGAATGGAGGCACCAGTTGGACAACCACTGGCGTTGAAGCCTTGACCACGACGGATGAATTACCCGCTTGCATCACCATCCTTGACGAGGACAATTACCTCATCGCTCATGCAGGGGCGAGTGCCAATGACGTCCGCGTTAGCACCACCACGAACGGCGGCACTTCTTGGAGTAATGCCTTGGCCGTGAATACGGGCGTCGTCAGTAATGTCACCATCGCCGCTAGTACTGGGCGGCGTCCCAAACCAGTCAACTTCGAGTGATACCATGAGCCTATGTTCTACTGTTAAAGCCGCGAAACGGGAAATTCTCCCTAAACAACGTAAGCCAGTGCCTCCCGTACCGGAGGGTGCGTACTTCGACTTGTATTACTGGTCCCCGGATGAGGACGCGGACTTCCACGCTAAGGCCCTTAAACCGCCGCGTAAGCCCCTTGCCGGGGTGGCGTGGGCGGAAACCCCAGGGAATGATTCCATGTTCCGTGAGGACTGGATTCCTAAACCGTACCGCGTCCCCGGCCTTTACAGTACGAGGGGATTCCTTGAAGCCCTAGAATCGAAGAAGCAAAAGGAAATCGTGATGCACGAGGTTTGGGGCCACATGATGCACGGATGGCGTCACGAGGAAGGACACCCCGTCATGGATGGAATGGAGGACGGCACCCGCGTCAAACTCGGTGAACGAGTCACGGACCCGGACGACTTCCGCCTTGCATGGAATGAACTCGTGGACCGCTACCCCAATGTCAGAATCATTGACTGGGATGGCAGCATGACTTGGGAAGTCATTGACGCCGACGACCCTCGATAAGGGCAACACCTAAAGCACTCAAGAATGAGTTGTGTTTCGTGGATGCTGAGACCAAAGCGGAGTTCCGCGTGGTCCAAGAACAAATGGGTGCCTTCAAGGAATCCATGTCACGCCTTGCCGATAGTTTAGCGAAGCGGGACGTCATCCTGTTCGGTGAGGATGGAAGGAAAGGGCTTGTTCAAGCAGTCACTATTCTTGAGGATGCTCAGAAGCGTCGGGCTAACCGGGAAGCGTTCCTGTGGTTGCCCCTGATAGTTGGAGTGGCCCTCATTGCATTAGGGGCTTTGATTACTAGCGTTGGGTAACTTTAAGGCACACGAGAAGGACTCCCACCTATGGCTCCCTGGACGGCTATCCTATCAACCATCACGGGTCTCGCGGGACTCGCTTTCTGCTCCTTCCTCGTGTGGGAAGGACAAACCACTGCTGCTGTTGGCATCGCGGCGGGAATCCTCGGCACTGGCGCAGGAGCCACGGCGGCTCGTCGCCTCACCCCGTAAGCCTAATACGGGCTACGTTACTGCACCGGCATGGCTGACACCCCATCCAAGTCGCTATCCGTGCCCATGAGTGAATTGAGTACCCAGGACCGGGACGCCGTGAAACGCGTTCAAGCCCGGCTGCAAGATCACCAGGAGCGTTACAAGTACATTCAGCAACGCCAATCGGAACTCCGTATGGCTGAAGCGGAAGTGCAGGGCCTCATCAATCTCTTGGATAAGACCGTGAACCCGGAGAAGATTGTCATCAATAAGGCCGGTTGTCAAGTTGAGTACCGTGCCGAAGGCCGGGAAGAAGTCTTGTCTATTCTGTCTGGTGAAGTGGACCTTATCCGTGACCAAGTTGAGGCCATGGATGAGCAAGTGAAGCAGCAGAAGGACGCGGCGCGGGAGTGCCAAGTTGAGGTTCAAGAGATTCTTGAGGCTCACGTGGCTGCGAAAGAAGAACCTGTTGAGGCGTAATGCCTCGCCCTAGCATCGTCAAGTACGATGCCATGAAGGGGAAATTCAAGGATGCTAGCCGGTTCCTTGTGACGTCGTTCCGGGTCTTGTTCATTCGGGGGGGCCGAATCCGTAAGGCCAGGAGTCGCTTGTTCAGTCGCTTCCAAGGCTACTTGGGACGTAAGGTAGCGGCTCGTTACCAGGATGACATGAAGGCTTTGCAGGATGCACTGAAGCGTTGCCAGGACCCCGTTATCTTGGAAGTGAACGCCGTCCTGTCGGATGTCGTTGAACGCACTGATGCGGCGTGGCAGAAGGACATCATGGACACTTACGGCACCCTCCTGATGGGTTTCTGGTACCGGGACACGGCGTACCGGCATCAAGCCGATTACGCCCTCCTAGAAGTGCTAAGGAAAGCAGACATCCTCATACCCATTCTTGAGGGACGCGTGAAGGAGTCGCGTCGGTGGTACGTGAACATCGCGGAACGTGGCCGGAAGGAGACTGAGGAACTACACGCTAAGGGAAGGTTGAGTCGTCATCAAGTGGCGGATCGTCTTGCTCCTTTCAGTAATGCGTGGGACCGTCACGAGGCTAGGAACAGGAAGCAATAAACCCGTTCCCTGTCCTGTTTGGCTTGGGGTGGGATTCGTGTTGGGCGTGTCAGTCAGTGCCACGGGTCCCGCCTCCTTGCCAATGAAGCCCGTAACTTGTCCGTTCTGTGAAGTGCCGTTGTCGGATAGTATCATTCACGGTGACATTGAGACTAGGAAGTGCCCGGATTGCGTGTACTCTTGGAATCGTTTCTTGGCCACTGGTTTTGGAATACCTTAATGTTGGTCGTAGCGGTGAAGGGTTTGCCGGGGATGGAGAGCGCGGCTTGCCTCCACTTGTTGGCCCCATCCCCGGTTCTTTTTGCGAAACACCTAAAACCCTACGGGAACGGTGTCCCGTGTGGGATTGACTGACGAACTCCGCGACGGTGCCCCTGGTTGGCAACAAAAGAAATGCGGGTTCAGTAAACTCCGTGAAGCCATCGGTGAAACAGAAAGTCAAGCCCTCCGGGCAATGCTCAAAGGAGAATGGACTAATCGACAAATCCATGACTCCATCAAGAAGCATTACCCAGACCTCCACGCTCCTTGCCTAAGCACGATTCGTAACCATCGACATGACTTGTGCTTGTGTCATTTCGTGGTGTCCTAATGTCGTTGCAAGACGACTTACTGAATCCTCCACCGGGTCCGCCGCGTCCAGGGCGTCCCACGAGTCAAGTGCATCCGAAGGGATGGGAGCCTACCGTAACGGAGAAGGGGCCTCGTGCTGAAGCCGTGGCGGGTCCATTCAAGAACAGCCCCGACCACGACACTCTCCTCGAGGAAAGTGGGTTGGACCCGGATTCATGGCACATCCTAGGGGATGTCCAGGTGCGTCGTTGGCAGCAAACGGAGGATGGCCCGTGGCTTCGGTACTTCAAATTCACTGCTTCATGTAGTCAAGACGACTTCGACCCAGACTGGGAAGAAGCGAAACGACAAGTGTTGAAGCATAAGCCTCGGCGTCCTGATCCTCGTCCCGTTAGTCATGCCTTGGTGGTGTGTCTTGCGGATTGGCAAGCGGGTAAAGGAGAAGGTGGTGGGAGTCTTGCTCTCGCTGACCGCATTAAGCACTTGATTGATTCCATCACGAATGCCGTTAAGAAGGGGAAACCGGATGCCTTGTACTTGATTGGCATGGGGGATATGGTGGAACGGTGTCATGGGAATTACCCGGCGCAGGGCCGTACAACGGATTTGAATCACCGGGAGCAGTCCCGTTTTGTTCGTCGTGCGTTGAAGTCATTGATTCAAGCCGTGGCTCCTCATGCTCCACGCATCGTTATTGGTGCGGTTCCCGGTAATCACGGGGAGGTTCGCAGTGGGGGTAAGCGCGTGACGGAGCCTTGGGATAATGAGGATGTGGCTGTGTTTGAACAAGTGCATGACATTTTCAGGGATGCCCCGGCGTATGAACACGTTTCATTCACTTTGCCGGATGAAGATTTGACGCTCACCTTGGATGTGGCGGGGACGGTTGTGTCTTTCGCGCATGGTCATCAATTCGGCAGGGGTGGTTCTGTGCAGCAGAAAGCCGTGAATTGGTGGAAGGGTCAAGCCATGGGGCGTCATGGTCCTGGTGATGCTGACGTTCTTGTCAGTGGTCATTACCATCATTTCCAGGCGCTTTCTACTCATGGTCGTTTGTGGTTGCAGTGTCCGTCCCTTGATGGTGGGAGTCAATGGTTCACGGATCAGACGGGTGAGTATTCGTTGCCGGGGACGTTGACGTTCCGGGTGGATAGTCGTGGACCCCACGGATTGAGACTCATTGAGTCCGAGTAGTTTTTGGGACCATTTCTAGGGGGCCATGTAGTCTCTAGGTGGAGGGTTACGTGAAAACAACCAGATTCCAGTAAACTTTCTTTTCCATCCTGTTTATTTGCCAATGCGACTTGCAATGGCCTCCTTAGCGTGGATGCTACTGTTGGATTGCGTTAGCAAGCCTCCTTAGCACTTCGCTGCGCCTCCCTTAGAATCCATGGCCCCCTAACTTTTGGGACCATTCCCTGGCGATACTCTTACAAGGGGAAACACCCGTGTAAGATCGTCGGCTATTCTAGACACACCGGGCGTTGGCCGTCCGCCCAATCCTTTTTACCATCTGCGTGTTCACTGGCCTTGTGTCTGGAACAAGCAAGTCCCGGAAAGTCAGTGAAGTGAAGGTCCGTATGACTCCTGAAGAGGAACGCATCGTGGAGGCTACGGCTGCCGATCTTGGTATATCGAAACCGGAGGCTATGCGTAAGGCGTTGCGTTGGTTCCACATTAATCGTGATGGGGATGTGATGCGTCGTTTAGTGGATTTGGAGTCTAGGGTGCAGGAGCATGATCGTCAGATTCGTTCGTTGAGGACGCGGGTTAATGCGAAGGAGAATCAGGTGAAGAAGTTGCGTCGTTTGGAGACTGTGGAGTCTTCTAGTCGTGTGATTCGTGCTTTCCGTGAGGAAATATCGGTGAAGGACCGGGAGATTATGGAGTTTCAGGGGAAGTTGAATGTGACTTTGGAGGCTTTGGAATGTCTGCAACCCTCCAAGTAAGTCAACGAGTGCCGTTGTCGCAGTCTTGTGAGCGTTGTTCTATGCCCTCAAGGTTGACGGAGAAATATGGGGGCGTCAGTTATTGCTCACCGTGCTACATGGCTAGATTCACTCCATCCAGAAAGTTGCAGGATTCCTTAGTGGTTTATGCTCTGCGGGATCCCCGGAACAAGGACCTTCGGTATGTTGGGTTGACGAAGGATGCTCATGCTCGTTCAGTGGCACATTTGACACTAGTGGGTTCAGGCAATCCTCACCTAGTAGAATGGAAGGAGGAGTTGTTCGCTCGGGGTCTTCTTCCTGAGTTTGTAGTGTTGGGGAAGCCTATGGAGGATGGGTGCAGTGAGGATTGGTGGATTGAAAACGCGGCGAAGTTCTTTCCTTTGGTGAATGTAAATGCGGGGAATTCGGATTGTGCCCTGGATTTCAAGGGGCCTTCTGGTGTTGTGGGTGTGGTGAAACTCCTATTCGGTGGCCTTTAATACCCCATGGCGTTGGTAGTCTTGGAGGCAAGCAAATTGACGAACCCCGAACCCCTAAAGCACGTTTACTGCATCAAGCACGTGGACCTTGAAGTGTACCATGGTGCGACTCAAGCCATCACGACTCATCATCATTATGACAGGAATGGTGGTTTGTTTCCTTGTAATGCGGTGTTGAAGGGAGAGATTGCCCCACGGCAAGCCAAACAAGAAACGGATGGTGCCTAATGGGGGCCACAGGTTCTACTGGCGAATCCATTCGGGCTTCCATTTGGCCCCAGATTGGTTGGACCGTCCTTTGTTTCGCGGCGGGATTCGCCGTGGCGACAGGAGTGTGGAACTGATGCTTTGGCAAGCCGTAGAACCAACAAAGGAGCCGGGACAATGAGCGAGGAACTGTTCCTCCGCCGCCTGTCAAGCCTGTTGGCAAAAGCCCGATTCATGAAGGATGAAGTCGATGACCGCCTGTCGCTCTACGAGGACAAAGGCGCGCACCGGTGGGATGACGACCAAGAACTTCTCTGGTGTGACGGCACTGGTTCATGGCGCTTCGTCGTCGCTCCGCCGTTCTGTCCTGGTTGTGGTGCCGAACTGCTTACGCTTCGGCAAGCCGAACAGAAACAAAACGAGGTGAACCGTGGAGTTTGAAACTCCCATTCTACCGCTCGATGCGGCAACCCCGAACCGGGACACGGAAATCGAGGTTCACCCGACGCTGACGTTCATTCCTGAAGGCTGGCAAATGCCGAAGCAACCTCGCGTCTTGAGCCACGGTGGGGGCAAAGACAGCACGGTCTATCTTGGCTTGTGCATGGAATCCGGCAATCTTCCCGATTTGGTGATGGGTGCTGACACATGGCACGAAGAACCCACCACCTACGAAATGTGGAGCGCCGTGCGCCAAGTGTGCATGAATCTGAATATCCCGTTCGTGGTCGTGCGCCGCCCCTATGGAATCCTGCAACGGTGGCACCGTCAGCGCCGGCTGTTCCTTCCGCATCGCCGCGTTAAGTCCTGCTCAACGTGGAGCAAAATCGGAGCGATTCGCACATGGCTGAAAGAAAACGGCATCAGCAACAAGAAACCGGGCCAAGCCACCATGCTGATCTGCTACAACGCCGACGAAGAAACCCGCGTTGCCAACAGCCGCCACAAATCCCCGAAATGGATTCCAAGCGAATACCCACTCTTTGACATGGGCATCCATCGGGCGGACTTCCCTGCGGTTCTTGAACGAGTCTGGAAAGGCCCGGAACCCAAGAAGTCGGGTTGCGTATTCTGCCCCAATGGAGGCCCATTGAAGGCGGCCCGTTGCGCCAAGGAATACCCGGAGATTTTCGCACAATGGCAAGCGGTTGAAGAAAACGTCAAGCCCGGTTCGGGCTACTTCTTCCAAGGCTTTCCGCTTCGGGTTGTCAAGGAACGAGTCGAACAAGGCCGCGACCCACCCAAGGAGAAAGGTCGCCCGTGGCCTTCGGAGGAACAGCAATCCCTCATGTTCTGCGACGACGGCGGAGGGTGCTTCACATGAAGCCTATGCAACGGCAAGCCGAACCAGAAACGGACGGATGCTCGGAAAAGTGCGGCGGCCAGCCCGTGCAAATGGGTGACCGCTACGTCTGTTCTCAATGTGGCAACGCTTGGGCGGTGTCTGGATGAGCGTGTGTGAGGATTGCAAAGGCTACGGCGTGATTGTAGCCGGGGCGAATTGCGCGGGACTGGTCCATCAAATCTGTCCTTCTTGTGATGAAAGGAATTGGGGGGAGGAGGAATGAAGGTCTTGGTTGCCTGTGAATACAGCGGCCGGGTCCGTGATGCCTTCCGCCGAAACGGGCACGACGCGGTGTCCTGCGATCTCCTGCCCACCGAAGTCCCCGGCCCCCACATTCAGGGCGACGTTCTGGAAGTCCTGCACGATGGATGGGACCTCATGGTCTGCCATCCTCCATGCACCGACTTGGCCGTTTCCGGCGCTCGATGGTTCAAGGAGAAGGAACAGGAACAGGAGAAGGCCCTCCAGTTCGTCCAGGCCCTGTGGGATGCACCCATTCCCCGCATTGCCCTTGAACAGCCCGTAAGTGTGGCCTCTCGCGTCCTTGGAGCTGCCCACCAGATAATCCAGCCTTGGCAGTTCGGACACGGGGAAACCAAGACAACGTGCCTCTGGCTCAAAGCGCTTCCCAAACTGCAACCGACCGAAGTTGTGGAAGGCCGGGAGCCTCGCGTTCACATGATGCCGCCCAGTCCTGACCGATGGAAGGAACGGAGCCGGACTTTCCAGGGCGTGGCCGATGCGATGGGGGACCAGTGGTCCCGCATCCGTCAGGAAACGCTTGTGGTATGCCAAACCGAAGGTGAACAATGAAGTGCCTCGATTGCGGCAAATTCCGGGTCTATTCCCATTTGCAGACCTCTCGCTGTGGCGTGAATCTCATGGTCTGTCGATTTACGGAACGGGAAACCGGAGGTGGTGAACGATGAAGCGGGTGCTTTCAATCACGCTCGGCGGTTCCGGCCTTGCCGCGCTGTTTTACTGGCCTAGGTGGGTCTATGCCGCGCTCGGTGGCTTTGCTTTGTTCAAGGCCGGGTCCACGGTCATGGCGGGGGCCTTTGCTTGGCTCCTCCACCGCGACCCATCGTTCTTGGACCGAATCCCCCAACCGGGTTGGCCTTGGGCCGTGAACGTGGCTCTATACTCCATCGGGGGCGTATGGCTGACGGTTCACGCCTACCGGAAAGCGCCTGATCAACGACAACCCGAAGGTGAAAAAGTTGAGTGAGGCTCCCCTCGGTGTCTGCATTTACTGCCACCGATTCACCACGGACCCCCCCAGGGAGTGTAACCATCACCACGGCCACGACTACTGCTACCAATACGATTACGTGGAGGAAGCAGAGAAACGCCGTTCAGAACTGGAAGAAGAATTCGGAGGGGACTCGTAATGGCTCGGGCTAAACTCAGTGTCCTCCTCCGCGTCATCCTCAACAACAGTGACGTTCACCGTCCAGGCATACAGGAACGAGTCACCGACAAGCCACCTTACCAGTTCCCCACGTACCCCGTCGTCCTGGAAGCCAAACACATCATGGGTTCCTGGGAAGCCTTGTTGGAAGCCGTGAATCATGGTTTGGATAAAGGCGTGGATGCTGCCGTTACGAAGTTTGGGGGTGTGAAGCGTGGTGAGTGATACGAGCCTGGAATCTTACCGGGACCTCAAAGAGGAGGGAGTGGAGGAGACTCAAGTTGGTATCATTCTCGCGTTCCTTGATAGGAATGGTCCTTCGACTGCCCAGGAGATCGGGAAGGGGACTTTGCTCGGGAATCATACGGTGACGCGTCGGAGGAGTTTGTTGATTCGTTCTGATTGCGTGAAGGAGGCTCCTAAGCGTGTATGCTCGGTGACGCGTCGGAAGGCGCATCCCTTGATTTTGACGCCTACTGGGTGGAGTGTCTTGAATGGTGCCAGTCTCCCGGAGCCGGGTCCTTCTCGTCGTGACTTGGAACTCCGTGTCCTACGTGAGGCTCGTCGCTTAGTCGTGGGGGACTCAGTTACGGAGGATGACTTAGTAGCCGCCGTCGCTGACTTGGATGAGTACTTGCTCGGTGAGGAATCGAAGTGAAACTCCCTGGACAGGATTGGATTTGGGCGAAAGCCCTCATCAAAGGCAGCCAACAAGGGAAGGCATCGAATTGGCATATGTGGGATAGTGGTGAACGGAAAACTTGCAGTGCCAACTTGGGTGAGGAAGCGGTTCCGGCTCCTTTCCGTCGTTCCATGAAGCAGGGGCGTCCCATGGGGCGTCGTGTCTGCGTTTATTGTGACCGTAACTGGGAGGCTTACCTTGACTCGCGTGACGAGTGATTTACTGGCGATGACTATCCGGGATCATTTCCCTGCACCTGATTGGGTGGCGGTCCCTGAGGTTCAATTACCTGATAGTGAACGGCGAGTGGATTTGATTGCGGTTAACACGAAGACCCTGGAAGTCTGCATCGTGGAGTTGAAAGTGTCTCGTGGTGATTGGCTTCACGAATACAAGAACCCCGATAAGAGCCGGGACGCAATGAATGCCTGTGACCGTTTCTACTTGTGCATTGGGGAGGACATCATCGTGAAAGACAGTGAACTCCCGGAGGATTGGGGCTTGCTAGTGGCAAGGGGGGATTCAGTGTCCCGCGTGAAACCCGCGCCAATCCTCACTGGGCACATGGAAGAATCCAGTTACCTCACAATCCTGGGCCGCGTCCTACGGAAATTCATGGAACGACAAGAATTCTTCCCCGGCATCATTCAATGGGCGGAAGGGAAAGCCGAACGCCGTGGTTACAATAGGGGTTACGCTGCGGCGGGTCGTTTGAGTCGTGTCACGTCGAAGGGGAAAGTGAAGCACGATCCTGGGAATCCGCATTATCACGTGGGGGAGGATGAGTGGCCGTGTCCATGATGAAACGGAATCGCTTGGACCGTGCGAAACGCCTCAAGGATCGCCGCGTGATTCCTCGTGGTTCCCGTATCTGTAAGGTGTGTAATCGTGCCGGATTCCATGACAGGGATTGCGTGAATCGTCCGGTGTGGCTTGGGGAGAATCGTTTCGGTGCCGTTAAGTATCACTCCCAGTTCAGTGACTTGGAGGCAAGTGAATGAAGCCATCAACGCACATTAAAACGCATCAAGAAGTCCTGGAAGGTCATGCTTACCAGGATGCTTGGGGAAACTTCGTGGTCCCATTGGAGACTGCGCAACGCATCGTGAAGGAAGCCGTCATACTATCCGTGACGGATGCCGTGAATGAGGTGTTGGCGTGAGTGCTACCACGAGTCACTTGGAGTCGCTGCTTGCATTGGCGCGTTGGGATTATGATTCCTTGTCGTACAAGGACCAATGCCTTGTGCAGATGCTTCACAATCAAGGAGTCGCATTGTAATGGCGTCCAATGACTTTCAACCACATGAACTCGTCAGCCTTCAAGGGAAGAAATTCCCCGTCGTTGGCGGTCGCCTCAGGGTGGCTCACGACATGGGCCTTCAAGGCTTGGAGACCACCGTCGTTGAGTATGCTTACGGTGAGGTGGCGACGGTTCAAGCCACTGCCACCAGTAAGGAGGGGGGACGCTTCCAAGGCACCGGGACGGCTCACGCAGGCCGTGACGGCCTCCATAAGAAGAATCTCTTGGAACTCGCTGAGACCCGCGCCGTTGCTCGTGCCTTAAGGTTCTTCGGTGCGGGAGTGGAGTACACTGGCGCTGAGGAAGTGAGTGACGTTGATGAGAAGGAACCTGAGGGTCCCAGTCAATCACAGTTGAAGTACCTCCGGGACTTGGTGAAGAAACTGGAAACCGTCACAGGGGAACCCGTGAAACTGGAATCCCCTAAAACTAAGGGTGAGGCGCAAGCCTTGATTAAGCAACTCAAATCTGACTTGGGGGAATCCTAGTGGCGAATCCATTCACGGAGGCCCTAAAGTCTCCTTATCCGAATCCTTTGAAGGATGGTGCCTTCGTCGGGGATCGTCCCGTGCTGCCGCCTTTGCCGTTGTATGACCACGAGGAGGATGAACGCGTGGGGCGTACTTTCGGCGTGGACCTGAAATCATTCATTTCATACACGACTCACCGTGTCAAGGAGGATTACTAGTGAATCCCGGTGACGTCATCAAAGCCTTGGAATCCGGCATGACTGCTATTGAGGGCTTGTACTCTAAGGGTGTGGGGCCTGGGCCGTGGGAGCAGAACACGGTTTGGCAAGACCTTCGGGAAGCGCGTCGTCAAATGGTTGACTTCTATGGTGCCCGTCCCGATTGGGCGGCGAGTGATCCGTTCCTTCATGAAGCCTTGGAGGCCGTGCATGATTGAACCTGTTCCTTGTGTGTGGGATTTGTTTGAGATTCGCGCCTTGTACGAAGAGGAGGATGTTTGATGCGCGGTGTGCCGTACATCAAGAAGCAATGCGGCAACGTCCTGGGTCACGCCTGGGACGGTCGTGGCTCTTTCGTCTGCGAGTTGGAAGAAGGACACGTTGGCGATCATCAAAGTCCAATCACCAAGCAGAGGCCAGAATGTGTGCATTGGCAAGCCAAAGGACAGGTGAAACAATGAGTCTGCCAGTCTGGAAGCGTGAGTTTTACCTCAACCAATTTCGCACGGTTGCTACGGACCTCCTGCTTGATGGCTTGAGCATGGAAGAATTGCGCGGGGCTTTGAGTGTCGCACACCATCAAGCGGCTGACACACGGAAAGCCGTAGAACCAACGGAGGGAACCTGAATGGCATACCAAATCTGGCAAGCCGAATGTTCATGTCCTGACCGCGAAACAGCGTGCCGGTTCATGTCTCGCAAACGTGCGGAAGCCCATGAGGACCAAACGCTTGCTGTAAGCCAACCCGAACAGCAAGAAGAACGGAGGCCCCGCGCATGAAGGTCGTCCAGTTCCACGGTGGCCCCTGCACCGGCAAAACAACGGGAGCATGGCGCATCGCCGCCCTCTGTTCACAAGCCGGCATGACCGTCCATGTGCCCGACGAACCCGCGCTCCTCGCCACACTTCGCGGCGAAGATGTGACCACGATGCGGGAAAGCCAGTTCGTCCAGGAACTCGACCGTCGCCTCCACCAATGCGAGAAGGCCGGCTACGACCTCGTCATCATCGACCAGTCTCCGCTCTCCTTGGCGGCCTACGCGGACGCAAAGGGCAACCAGGACGACGCGAAGGACGCCCGCGCCCTCGACCGTTCCATGCGGCAACGCTACGACGTGGACGACTACATGACGGTCCTGTCCTGCGCCCCCGAATGGTCGAACACCGGTCGCCCCAGGGACGCGGTGTGGCGCGAAGGGATGCACCGTCGCATCGAGGCCATTGTGCGGGATGGACAGCGTCCGGTTCGTCCCTACTACTCGGAACTTCGAGATGAAGTGTTGATGGAATGGCAAGCCGAGGGTGAAGTATGAATGTGGTGGCGTGGTTTGTCTGCGTCCTAGGGTTCTTAGGCATCGTGTACGGCATTGATGAAGTGGATCCCCGTAACATTATCCTTGGGTGCCTCGTCGTGTTCTGTGGCATCCTAGCGGTCTTCGTTGATGAAGTCACTAAGGGGGACGAGTGATGCCGTTACTGGGTAGGAAGTCGCATATCCTGGATTTACTGTCCGTGCGTTGTATGACGGTGGATGAATTGTGCTTGGGCATTAAGGGTGAGTCGATTCGTGGACCGGCTCAGAAAACGATTCGTGGTGCGTTGAGGGACTTGGAGGATCTTGGTTTTGTGGCTCGTCATGGACGTATTCCTACGGTTAATCATGGTCTTGCGGAGTTGTGGTGTTTGACTGGTGTTGTTTCGGCAGCGTAATAAGGGGCGTTGAATTGGTTGGGAGTGGAGGCAAGTATGTCGATTCCTGAATTGTGTAATAGGTTGGATGAGCGTGATGAGTGGTTGACTCGTGAGCGTAACAGGTTGATTGCTAGGGCGAATCGTTTGCATATGGCGCGTCAAGTCTTGAGGCAGTACAGTCCCGTGGACGGTGCCTGATGAAGGTCCTAGACCTTTACGCTGGAACTGGTAGTGCCACGGCTGGATTGAAAGCCCGTGGGCATGACGTTCGGCACGTTGAATTGTTCCCTGACAAAATGGGAACCCCAGACCCCGTAATCAAGGCAGACGTTTGGGAAGTCGTCAAGAATCCAGACAAATGGCTTGGCGACTGGCGGCCCGATGCTTTGTGGCTTTCTCCGCCATGTCAAACGTTCAGCATGGGAGGCAACACGCACAACTGGTACCACGGCGCTTGGCAAGACCCACCGAAGGTGTTCCCTTGGTGGGGTCCCCGGTTCCCCAGGACACGGGATGCCTGGGATGCCTGTGGTCACATCGTTGCGGCCTTACAAGCCATCGACTTGTTCAACGTTCCATGGATAATGGAGAATCCCAGGGGGGGGTTGAGGACGATGGGGTTCATGGATGCTGTGCCTGACGCGTTCACCGTCACGTATTGTCAATACGGGGATGAACGCATGAAGCCAACGGATTTCTGGTCGAACATTGATTTGTCCTTGTTTCTGCATCCTGCTTGTAAGAATGGTGAGTCGTGTCACGTTGCGGCTCCTCGTGGTGCTGATACTGGGACGCAGGGATTGAAGGATGCTAGGTTGCGTGGTATGGTGCCGTATGATTTGTCTGTGGCTATCGCGCAAGCCTTGGAGTCTGCGGTTCGGTAATTCCCTCTCCTTTTTCCCTCTCGCACTCTCCCTTTTTCCTCTCCCTTCACCACGACCAAACCCTTATTATATATGCGTCATTGATTCAAGCATGGAAGCGTCTTTCCATGACATTGAAAGCCACCTCAAAGCCGGTGTCAAAACACATGGAGGACGACACTACGTCAACGTCCCCGCAGAATGGGCAGGACGCCGCGTCAGTGTCATCCTTGAACGTGAAGGGGGTTGCTCCTGATGATCGTCCCCCCTTCCCCCCAGGACCCCAAGGCATTGCCACCAGTAGCATCTGGGGATTCCAAGTCATCCAGTAACAAGGGAGGCGTGTCGTAGTGACTCCTGATCCTGGCCTCCGTGAAGCCGCGAGGAAAGACGAGTGCAAGCACACTGAGCGCTTCGGTGAACACGTATGCTCGGCTCGTTGTATGCTACGAGAACCATGGAGGTTCACTTAATGCCGAAGGACACAACGCTCCCCGACGAAGCCCCATGCCGCAACGCAGACGGAACAATCTGCAAGATAGGACAAGGGAAAGGCGCAGCGTGTTACCGCCACGGCGGCAAAAAGAAGGTGAAGAAAGTAGAATCCGCGTACAAATTGGATCGCTTCCTCCTCGATGAAATCATGCCCGACGCCATTGAACAAGCCAGCAGCATGAAAGACTTGTACGAAGCCCTAGGTATCAGTGTGGGTGCGTTCTACTACTGGATTGAGAACGGTAAGCAAGACCTTGAAGAGGGGAAGGAGTCGTTGCAACGTGAATTCTATGAAGCCGTTTTGGCGCATCGTAAGAAGGCGGCCCTTGAAATGGCTGGCGTTGCTATGGAGGCGGCGCGTGGCGTGAAGGTGTGGGAGGAGGGTAAGGATTCGTATTATCAGCGTCCTCCGGATGGGAAACTGGCGTTGCAGATTGCGACACGGTTTGACCAATTCGCGATGCCAGTGGAGCGTAAGGAAGTGCAACACAGTGGAAGCATCAAGCATGACCGCTTAGACGCGCTTAGGGATGCCTTGGAGGATGACGGTGAGTGACCGGGACCCGGAAGGGTTCTGGGACGTACTATGGCTTGTAATCGCCTCCATTGGCTTCACGGGCTTATCGTTCCTGTACTTTGTTTGGTTCACGGGGGTCCTCATTGGCTCGTAAAAGCCTTCCATGCCGGTGTGGTTGCCTAGTCAGTGGTCATCACGGTCCATGGTTCGACGCTGGTCCCTGCCGCGACTGCCGTACCTGTGAAAGGTATCGCACCGTCCCTAATGACTACCACTTAGGGCCATGCCCCAGTCGCTTCGGCACAATTCATTGCTGGAAGAACACTGGCCATGAAGGACACCACCGAGGCACCAGTCTTGGAACTAAGTGTGAATGGTAATGGATGCAGCCATTGAACTGGAAACCCGTGCCATCCGGGAAGAACGAGTCACTGCCTTAGTGAAGTACTGGTACGACGTTGACCTAACGAAGAGTCAGGCGCGTATCATTAAGGCCCTCGCTTGGAAGAAGGCACGGCGTATCAGTATCAAGGCAATGACGCAGTGGGGTAAGTCTTACGCTGTGGCTATCGCGGTGTGCTTGTGTTTGAAGTTGTGGCGGGATCCGGAGATTGCCATCATTGCCCCTACGGTTAGGCAGTCCCAAATCCTGCGGAATTACGTGGCGGATTTCGTACTGCGCGACGAAGACCTAGCGTCACGCCTTGACATGAATCAATCGGGCTTGGAACGCATGAAACGCGAAGTGTCGAAGGCGCGTCTCACTTTTAGTGACGGTGCGTCCTGCATTGACTTCTTCTCCTGCGAAGGCAACGCCCACCGCCTCATGGGTTTCGGTTCCTATGACTTAGTGATTGAGGATGAAGCCGGTGACACCCCGGACACTGTGCAAGCGAAGATTCTCCGTATGTGTAGTAAGGAGGGGTGTATCAGGGTGAAGATTGGGAATCCGTGGGGAAGCAATGAACACTTTCCGCGTTCCTTCGAGGAGGCTTCCTGGACGGGTTTCACGGTGTCGTGGCGTGACGCCGTTACGGAGGGCCGTGTGAGTACTGGATTCGTTGAGGAAGCCCGTAAATCACTCACCACCATTGAATTCACAGTCCTCTACGAAGCAGAATTCCCGGATGCAGCAGAAGACCAACTCATCCCCTCCTCGTGGTACCATCGCGCCGTCCTCGACCACTGGGAACCGAAGAAACCTGAACTATGGACCCCGGAGTACCGATTAGACGTCGCGGAAGGGGGCGGGGACCGTACAGTCCTGTGGTTGGTGATGGTGAAAGGTGAGTACAAGGTCGCCGTGAATAGTTGGGCGTGGAAGTACGCTGACACCATGAAGACCGCTGACCGTGTACACGCGACTGTCCTAGCGGAGGGCGAGGGCAGTATTGGAGTGGATAGTAATGGCGTGGGGAAGGGCGTGGCGGATCGCCTAGAGCAGTACGGTCATTCAGTCATCCAGATTAAGACGGGTGCGGGAGCCATTGATAATAAGCGCTTCAAGAATAAGGGCGCTGAACTCTTGTGGCGTATCAGGGAGGATTTGGAGCATGAGCGTTTGTCGTTTGTGTCTCCTCCCCCGGAGTTGTACAAGGACTTGGTGAGGTACAGGTTTGATGTGAAGACTGGTAAGTTGCGTGTCACCATTGAGGATGGGAAGTCGTCAGGGAATAGTCCGGACTTCGGGGATGCGTTGTCGTATAGTCCTGGTGATGATGCTTTGATGTTCTTCTCAGTGGCGAGTCGTTGAACCAAAGGACTCATAACCCCCGCAACCCCGTAAGTGTTCGATGACCCAGGAAGAGGACACCACCGAACACATTGGATGGTTCCGTGCCGCACTCCTCAAACTCCTAGCCCCCATCATCAACTGGACACTCGCACCACTCAACGCCGCCACCCGCCTAGGGGAAGGCGCACGACTCCTAGACGTACCAATCGGTGAACTCTTCGCAGACCCCATCCAGACACTCATCCACCTAGAAGACAGCCCCGGCAGCACCTACGTCTGGATTCTAGGCGAGAACGCATCCAACCGGGAAGTGGAGGAATTCAGTGAAGCCCTCACTAGTGCTTACATCCGGCATTACGGTCATCAACCCCGTGCCGCGCATTTCCCCATTAAGGGCCTTGAAGACTTGCGTCAATTGACGGCTGATGAAGTCCGCCATTACGTGAAGCCCTGGGACCGGGAGGCTGCATGAATCCCGTCATCAGTATTTTCACTGAGACACTGTACGTGGGGGGTGTCCTCGTGAAGCACTTCACGGAAATGACTCTAGGACTCATTAGTGACTTACTCTTCAGGGAGGACAAGTAATGCAAGCAACTTACACGGTCGCCGTCATTGACGACCACAAGGAAATCAGTGCCGCCAGCATCTTGAGTGTCTTGAAAGGCATTCACCCACACGCAACCATCGTCGTCAAGGAAGCCTAACCATGCCTGTAATGAACATCAATGAGGGCAGCGCCCTCCGCACTTTCAATGGAGCCGGGGGCCGTGGTCCCCAAGCCTTCGGGAATAGTTTCCTGTACAATACACGGGGTTTCGGTGTTCCCCGCCTCGATGACTTGTACGGCATCCGACTCCTAGAGGACACTCACGCCGTCGATATTCCAATGGACACCATTAAGACGCAAGTGTCCACCACTCCCTGGCTAGTCCGCTTGAAGGATGAGGATGAGTCACCGGATCGTGAACAGGAAGCGGCCATTGAGGAGTTGATGGAGTGGCTTGAAGGCGGCTTCAACGTCAACAGTGAAACCTTCGACCACTTACTCAAGGCGTGGATTGGTGACACCCTAAGCATTGACAGTGGCGTCCTGGAACTCGTTCCTGATGAGGAGGGTAACTTGACGGAGATGTATGCCCGTGACGGGTTGTCTTTTGTTAAGAACCTCGACCAGCATGGGCGCTTCCCGGAGGCGGGTAGTGACCGTCCCGCGTATTACCAGTTCAGTCACAATTACGCTGTGGCGGCCAGGACTCATAGTAGCCGCAGCGACTTGTATGACTTGTTGCAGGAGACTCCCCTGGCGCAACAGGCGCAAGGCTTCACGAAACCTATTCCCTTCAGCAGGGATGAAATCGTGTGGGCGGAAGAGAATCCCCGCACCAAGGATGCTTACGGCAGGGGCCGCGTCCAAAAGGTGCGGCGACTCGTTGAAATCCTATTAAACCAGGACGTCACGAACCTGAAGTACTTCACTCACAATGAAATCCCGGAAGGATTGCTCAGCATCCCGGATGCTCACGGGAATGAATTGCAACGCTTCCGGTCCTACTGGAAAGAAGAAGTGCAGGGCCAAGAGCATAAACTTCCCATCTTGGGTGGGGATGCTAACTTCATTCCGTTCCGTCCTCACTTGACGGACCTTCAATTCCTGGATTCGCAGGAGTGGTACCATAAATTGGTGTGGATGACTTTCGGCCTCAATCAGAATGAGGTGGGTGACGTCGCTGACTTGAACCGCGCAACGGCTCAGGAGCAAGCGACGACGGTGTTCCGTCGCACCACGCGTCCCTTGATGGAGATGCTGGCGAATCACATTAACCGGAAAATCCTCCCCTTCCTGGAACCCTATCGCCGCATTGGTGGTGGACTCGTGTTTGAGTGGGAGTGGGATAACCCGGATATTCAAGCCTTGGAGCGCCAAAAGGACCAAGAGGACTTGTCGTCGGGTCTTGCCACGGTGAATGAGGTGCGTCGTCGCAGGGGCTTGGATGAAGTGCCTTGGGGTGACTTCCCCGCCAGCCTCGCAGACACCCTCGCTCGTCAATCCCCGCGTTGGGCGTTGCAGCAATGGCACGGCGTCCCCGAAAAGGAACTACCCCCAGAGGATAACCTCGGACTCGGATTCCTATCCGCATCCACGCCCACCACTAAAGGCGTTGATGAGGGGGATGAGGAACGCCTCCCTTTTGACCAGGAATTCAAGGATGCTCTCCGTAACGAGCAAAGCACTGGGGATCATGCTCCGGTCGTAGGACTCGCGGCGCGGTTCCAGAAAGCATTGGAAGAGGAATTCCTCAGCATTGGGGATGACTTGGTGAAGGAGATTCTTGATAGTCAACAACAGAAAGGCATCTTGTTTGACATTGAGAAGATTCTCGCGAGTCTTGGCATTGCGGGTCGTCTTGCTAAGCGGTCCATGCCGTTCATCCTTGAATCCATTAACAGGGGCGCGAAGCATACGGCGGGTAAGACGGCGGAAGCCATCAAAGCCACTCTAGGTGATGATGCACCTGACTTGGAACTCATGTTTGACGTGGAGGACACCCGGACAGTGAAACTCCTCTCACAAGCCGCTGCGTCCCGTATGACGACGGTGAGTGATACCGTGAAACGCGGCATTAGGGGTGTGGTGACGGATGCCGTGAAGAATGGTGAATCCGTGTTCAACATCGCGGAGGACTTGAAGAATCGCTTCACGGTTCTCAGTGATTCTCATAGTCGCCTTGTTGCCCGTACTGAGACTTTGACGGGTAGTCGTGGTGGGGCGCAAGCGTTCATGGACACGAGTGACGTTGTGCAGGGTAAGCAGTGGTTGGCGACGAAGGACGCACGGACGCGTTCCTGGCACCTCGCGATGGATGGCGTGATTGTTCCTAAGAACAGCACGTTCACGGTTCCACAAACAGGGGACGCAACGCAACCGAAGAATTACCCGCGTCCCGCGTACCTCGTGGGGGAAGATTCCCCATTCAACTGCTTCCTACCAGACACCAAGGTCGAAGGCACATTCACTGGAGCGTCAAAACTCCGGTACGATGGTCCTGCCGTCCGGTTGGTCACGGCGTCGGGCAAGCGGCTCTCCGTCACCCCGAACCACCCCATACTCACTGATTCCGGCTGGAAGGCCGCTGGCATGATTGGCCCAGGCGACAACCTTGTCCGCCACACGGTCCAAGTGAAGGACGCCGGAGCCAAGCACTACCATCAAGGGCTTCCATCCACCATCGAGGAGGTGTTTGAGGCGTTCCCTGCCGCAAGCACGAGTCATTTGATTGGAGGCCGTCACCTCCACGGCGACACGGATTTCGGGGACGGCCATGTCCAAGTTGTAGGCAGTCCAGGGATGTTGCTGGAGGATGTTGAGGCCACGTTCGGTGAGCCTGTCATGGAGGGTATCTTCATGCCTACCGACACGACGACAACGGGCGAGGGCCTTGCGCCTTCGCTCCTCGTCGGAAGCAGTGCTTCCCCGTCGAGCGTCATGAGCGGCTTTGAGTTGATTGCGTCGAGTGGTCTTGTCCATCCGGCTCCACTTCAACTTCTCCGCCTCGGAGCGCCCTCGCAAATCCGTGACCTTCCCCAAGTGACGGGCGAGGGTCGGTCTGGAGATACCACACTCCTTCGACAACTGCAAAAGCGACACCCCGGATTGGTAGCGTTCGATGAGGTTGTCAAGGTCGAGGTCTTTTCCTATGCGGGGGATGTGTATGATTCGTCCACGGCTCATGGTTGGTACTTCGCAGAAGGTATAGTATCAAAGAACTGTCGGTGTACTCAGGTTCCGGTTCTCCGTGAGGATATGCCCTCGAACCTGAAAGCCCTAAGTGAACTGGGTGTCCACGTGAAGGATTCGCCGTTGTTCACGGATGATTTGACGGTGAAGCAGTACGATGTCCTTGCTAGGCATGGTTTGAAGGGTGAGTCGTTCCCTGCTTTGTTGAAGCGCTTGGATGATGGGAACAGGAGTGCTTTGGCTAAGCGGTTCGGTGTGGGCCGCAACACCCTATACGAATGGCTCAAAGTGTAACCTAGGAAACGGTGCCATTAAGACCCCCCAATAACGATGAAGCCCTTGGGATGCAGTTGGAACAAGGCCACCAAGGCCGACTAAAGACGGCCACCACGCTAGTCATTGCCAAAGGCATCAAGGAAGCCGACGACGGAACCACCATCACCGTCCCCATCAGCAGCGTGTCCGAGGACCGCGATGGCGACGAATTCAGCATGGATGGCCTCAAGTGCATGATGCAGCAACTCAAGGAAGGCCGCGTCCCCTTGTACCTAGACCACGGTGACGCCGGAATGGGCAGCCCCCGTTACGGAGTCACTGACATGATTGGCGTCTGGATCGACGCGTACATTGAAGGCAAGACATTGTACGGTACGGCTAGGCTCGACACTGAAGACTGGCGCGGAGTCGTCCTAGCACAGAAAACCCAGGCGGGACTCCCCATTGGTTACAGTGTCGGTTTCGCTCCGAAAGACTCTGAAGCCAAAGACAATGGCGGACGCGTATTCCACGACTGCGACTTGTTTGAAGTCAGCGCAGTTGGTATCCCCTCGAATCCTGACGCCGTTGATAAACTCGCGGCAGTCATCCAGAAATCCGGCGTGAAACCCGGAGATCCTGAACTCCGTGCGGCCATGCAAGCCGCTTTCATGGAGGACAAGCCTATGGGCAAGACCACTGAAGAAGCGGCCACTGAGGCCATTGAAGAAACCAAGTCCGTTGAGACTGTGGCTGAGGAGGCTCCCGTTAAGGAAGCCAAGTCTGCCGTTGTTGAAACTGAAACGAATATCGCTGATGTTGTCAAATCCGCTTTCGCGGACCTTGACCTCAAGACTCTCATTAAGTCTGCTGTCGCTGAGTCTCTTAAGGAGATGGAGGACGAAGAAGACGAAGAGAAGATGTGCGAAGATGATGAGGAGAAGGACGCCATGGAGGACTCGGAAGAGGAGAAAATGGCTGACGACGAGGAGGAGGATGAGGAGAAATCCGTTAAGCCGACTCCCCGAGGCATGGTGGCCACTAAGGCCGCCGCCACCGAATCAACTGAAGAACGCAGTGAACTCCCCGAGTACCTGAAACACGTGGCCCCCAACGCGGGACGCGCTTACTAGGTCATGGGACAATAGAACCAAAGGAGAAATTAACATGGGAAAGAACCCTAACACCCTCGCGGTTCTCGGTCTGAATGACCCGGAAGCCGCCTTTAAGAACGCATACGAACGCCACGGTATTCCCTCCCGTAACATTACGGGTGAGGGCCGCGTGTCCAAGAGCCGCCAAGACATTTTCCGCCACGCTGAAGTGCGCGAGAAATTCAAGGGCTTCTGGGTCAACAACGCCATCAAGGCTCACGCCCCCGGCGCGACCACGAAGGATGCCGTCACGAAGGCATACGATGAATCCGTCCTCGGTGGCAACACCGTTGGCGGCGCTGTGCCCCTCGTGTTCGACCCTGACGTCCTGGAAATCCTGAAGGCCGCTGCTCCCCTCGTGGAGCGCGTCCCTCACGTTGGACAGCAGGGCTACAAGGCCGTCGTGAACCGCATCAGTGCCCGTGACGCCCCCATTGGATTCAGTTCCGAAGCGGACGCCATTGACATGAGCAGTGCCGGTAGCAACGAAGCCACGTTCGCTCAAATCGAAGTGGACATGGAAATCTACCTGGACAAAGTGGACGTCAGTGACTTCACCGTCGCTGCCAGCGGCCACTACCTCGACGTCCGCGACACTGCCCTCGGACAACGCATCGCGGAACACGCCCAACTCAAAGAGAAGGCCATGCTGTACGGCGACCCCGCCCAAGCGACTGGCACTGGTGGCATCGGTGACGCCGATGTCTATGAAGGCTTCGCTAAAATCATTGATGACGCTGGCAACAGTGTCCTCAAGTCCAGCGTTGACCTCGACCCGACCACTGCTGGCACGGACAAGCCCCTCTTCGAGGACATTAAATCCGAAATCAAGGACCTCCTTCAGGGTCCCTTCGCCGTCAACAAGGCGGACCTGGAAATCTGGACGAGCCACACCCTGTTCGACCACCTGGAAAACGAAATCGAAGTGACTGCTCGCGTCGATGAGAACACGAACAGCATCAACTTCGGCTTCAACGTCCTGTACGCGTCCGGTGTGCCCATCATCGCTTCCCACAGCGTTGACACGCACACTGACGGCGCTTACACCGTGGGTGACGAGGGTGACGTGTTCATCATGAACCGCCGCGAATTCGAGTTCCGTGAACTCGTGCCCCTGTCCACTGTGCCCCTTGGCCGCATCGGTCTCAGTGACCGCCTCGTCGTGTACGAGTTCGGTGCCCCCATCCTGAAGGGTGCCGGTGCCTTGTGCAAGTGGCTCCAGTCCTACGACATCTAAACGGTGCTGTATGGCTTACTGGCGTTGTAACGGACTGACAAACGGCTCTATCAGCCTCGCCCACCGGCAACGTACCCCAGTAGTGAATGGGTACTTCCAGGCGTCGGAATCCCCGGCCCTGGAAGCCCGTTTGCTTCGTGCGGGTCACGTGAAAGTCAAGGACAGTGAAGCCCTCGGTGCATCGATGACTCCGGTCAGTGAACCGGAAATCTTCGATGTGGATGCAGTGGAGGAAGTTGTCTTGGAACCTGAAGTTGAAGCACTCCTCGCAGTGTGTGAAGCAGAAGGCATCAAGACGACGGCTACCACGGCTAAGGGCGTGATTGCTGCTCTTGAACGCAACGACGTGGACTGGCAGGACCTCCTCTCCGAGGAGTAATCATGGCTGTTCAACTCGTCATGCGGAATGGCCGCGTCCAGTACGTGGATCACTCCATTGATGAGTCCTCTTCCATTTCTTTCTATTCTTACGTTGACTGTGATTCCTTGGAGGAATAACAAGTGGCCTTTTACGGTGCCATTCTTGTGGGTGCTTGATGGGTAGTGACGAGGCGTTCATCGCGGACGCAGTGAAAGTCCAGGATAGTGCGGATGCCGTCATCAACCCGGCCACTAAGGAAGGGCAGGACGCTATCATTAGTCACCTGGAAGAAATCCGGGATCACGGTCAAACCACGCTATCCTACGACAACGAACCCCTCGGAGCAGCCGGGACTTACAGCACCGGCTGGATTGACACTCGGCGATACCCTGACTTGTACTTCTTCTGGTACGCTTACGTTGAACCTGCGTCGGTTACGCAGTCCTGGTCGGATGATGGAGTGAATCCTGTCCGCGACCCGGACACCTTGCAAGTCAGTGTTTTCGCCGGACCATCTCCCCTCTCGACTCAGGCGCTCCCCACGGCGTACATCGTCAATGGTGTGCCCTCCCGTCCGAAGGTGGCTCGTTACGTCAAGTACGACGTGACCAATGGAGCAACCCCGCAGACCAGTCCTGGTGGTGGCCTCGCGGCCACGGAGACATTCCTCTGGGGCCTTGACCAACCATTCACTGGCTCCTACTCCACTTACGACGCACCCATCACGGAGTTCGCCCTGAACTCGTTCCTGCTCTCTCGCAGTGTCCAAATGGCGCAACAACCAGACGGCGACGTTGTTAATGCCAGGGCGGACGGAGCCGCCGTGGCAACCACCACGCCTCTCAATGGTGATGCGGTATTCACTTCTGATTGGATTGACACGGATGGTTGGAGGACTCTGCAAATCTATGTGGGGGCTGATGTTGAAGGTGAACTCGCAGTCCAATACACGGATGATGCGGGTGCCACCACGCCCACGGTTAGGGCCACAAGGACGTATGAGTTCGATGCGGAGGACATTGCCCGTGGCTTCCGAACCATCACACTCACCGGCTTGCTTGACGGGGTTCGCTTAATCTACACGAATGGCCCCACCGCGCAAACAGAGTTCCTATTGGAATTGGATTTGCGGACCACTCCAAGCGACGTGCCCCGTGGACAGATTGGGGTTCCATTGGATGGCGATGACGACACGGTGTTGTCACAGAGCGTCTTGTTGGCACGGGATTCCAGTGGAATCATCAATGAATTGAACACAGGGGGAACTGGTGAGGGATTGGATGTTCACGTCACCGGACACAAAGCCGAAACTCCTCTGCGTCCCCTGAATAGCGTTAATACGGGTCAAGGCACCGTCACTTCCGCTTCCGCTGTTCCAATTCCTTCTGCTGGTGCGGGGTTGCTGAACCGTAAAACCATTGAGTACAGCAACCACAGCAACACCGTCAATGTTTACTGGAAACAGAATGGAACAGTGACTTCGGGGAATGGTAAAATCCTGCGTCCGGGCGCTGATGTTTCCATTGAAGTTGATGAATCCGTGGATATTTACTGGATTGCCGAGGACACTGGGGGGTCCTCCCTTGAAAGTGATGAATCTGGTGCCACCACTACCGGGACTGCCGATACTACGAATAACGCCCTCACCTCCAACGACACTCGCACCCTCTTCGATAACGGGGAAACCCTCGAAGTGGATGGCTTCACTTACACTAAGACACTCACGGACATTAACACTTTGCGGATTGGCGTGGAGGGCCGTAAGGCTTCTACTCCGGCCACCCAGACGGCGGCATTCGTGGACGTGGTTGGCAACACGGCGGGGAACGTTACGAGCATTGCCAGCCCAAGCGTCACCGCCAACGATGACCACCACTACGTCGTTGCCATCAGTCGCCGCGAAGAAGACGCCGCAATTGCTTCAGTGACTGGCATGGGTTTGACTTGGGAATTCGTCGCAGACTCCACGGACCCCGACCCCAAGAACCGCACCAGCATCTATCAAGCAAACGGTTCTCCCTCCACTGGGGCAGTTACGGCTTCCTTCTCACAATCCGCCACGAATTGCACCATCATCGTCGCTCGATTCAGTGACGTTGACCTCGATAACCCGATTGAGAACAGTGAATCCATCTTCCTCGAAAACGATTCCTCTTACTCGGATAGCATCGACGGAACGGATAAGGGCTTGTTGGCGACGTTCGTTGGCGTGGAACGCCGCACCCATACAGTCGGTTCTGGTGCCACGGAGCAAACTGAGATTGGCACCGGCACCGGCAACAATGATGCCCGCATCACCCTGAACACTCGCGCACTCACAACCACCGGGGCCGCCGCTTACTCAGGAACCATGTCCGGCGGTGCCAAGGGTAGCGTTATCGCCATAACGTTCAACCCCGCCGCCACACCAGCCACCGTGTTCGACGTTGAATTCGATGACGGAGAAGGAGCCGGTTATCAATCCGTTGGTAGCCTCACGTTCGACTCCACCAGTGACGACACGCAATTCATTGACATCAGTGGCTTGCACACACTCACGGAGGCAACCATCAACGCCACAACGATTCGGCTCACCCGGAACAGCACTGGCTCTGCACAAGGCGAAGTGGATTGGGTCTACCTTGAAGTCACGGAAGGTGACGAGGATTCAGCGGCCCGTATCTCATACGCGGAGGTGGCTGACAGTGACTACCCGCAGTGAAACCCTCGTCGGCTTAGAAGCCAATAGTGGAACATTGGACCTTGACGGGTATGACTCCCTAACCGTGACCGTAGAAGGGGCACAAGAGAAAGCATCCTTCATTGTCAAGTGGAGCAGTGACGGCGTAAATTGGCCGAAGCGCATCACCCGGAAAATTGATGCCTACTCGAAACACGTTTACCGCTTGCCAATCCGTGAACGATACTGCTCACTATGCTTGGAGGAGGCGTGATGCCGTCCCGTAGGCGCATCCGGTCAAGCACCCCGTCCGAAGTTGGTGGTGGTGGTGAAGTGGGTGTCGGTGGGGCCAGTGTTGCTTGGGGACCTGACTTCGGTGAATCTCCTGGAAACGATGGAATCACATGGGGCGTCCAAAGCACGAACCTCGACATTGAATCCGTGGACTTGGAAGCCAACCTCGACGTTCAAGGAAATACCACTCTAACCGAAGTGAATCCAGAATACGATCCCGTGATATTACCACAAGCAGCCATCGACCTCGACTCACTCGGCTTGCAGGGACAGTTAATCGTTCATGGAGACATCACTCTCATTGACCTTGACGTAGTATTCAATGACATTTGGGGGGTGCAAACTGCTCAAACTGGGACAGCCAGCATCACTGAAATATTCGCCACAGCCGGTTCCCATACCTGGACTGCTCCTGCGGGAGTCACTGAAGCCCGGATTCATGCTTGGGGTGGTGGAGGTAACGGTGGCACCGCTAACATCAGTGGGGGTGGCGGTGGTGGTGGCGGTGAATTCGTGTTCGCCACGGAGACCGTCACGCCATCCACGGTGTATGATATTGAAGTTGGAGCAGCCACCCAGGACTCCACGTTTGACTCAACTACTGTCGTAGCCACGGGGGGAGCCAACGGAGGGAATGGTTCCGGTCTCGGTCAAGGCGCAGGAGGCGCAGGAGGAACTGGTGGAACCGGAGACACTACCTTCGACGGCGGGGACGGTGGCGGTGGACAA